TCAAGAATTCTTTCTCAGATTCTCCATGATATCGACCGTTTCATTTCTCATCTTATCTGTCACATGCGAGTAAGTATCCATCGTAATTGAAATTCTGCTGTGCCCCAATCGGTCAGAGATTTCTTTCATTTTTGCGCCATTTTCGAGAAGAAGTGTAGCATGAGTATGTCTGAGAGAATGGAAGTTAAAAGAGAGGGAGAGTGCATTCGATATCCTTCTAGTATTCCATTTCACTACACTTGGCGTAACTAGCTCACCGTCTTCCTTCGTACATACTGCATTTGAATCAATGTAGAGCTTTCCATACTTCATTCGATTTTCTAATTGTTGTTTCTTATGTTTTTTCAGAATTGCTAGCAAGGTTTGTCCAATAAAAATCGTTCGATTGGAACTGCTTGTCTTTGGTGTACCATATATCCATGCGCCATCATTCTTTACCATTTGTTTCTCTACAGTAATTGTTCCATTTGAAAAATCGACATTATCCCACGTCAGACCACAAACTTCGCCAACGCGCATTCCCGTATAAAATCCAATATTCAAAGGAATATAGAAAGGATGGCCTTCAGGAGTGATTTCTAGCATATGATCAAAGTCCTCAAGAGAAATGATTTTTAGATCTTTTTTAGTCGTTGGTCGTTCTTCGTATTTTGGTATCTTTACATACAGCATAGGATTTTGCTTGATTAACCCCCAAGGATAAACCGCCATATTCAGCGCATTCTTAAGGACAGAGTGAGTAATAGTCATTGTTTTCTTCGAGTAACCCTTTTTAAATTCAGCATTGATGAAATTTTGTAAAAGAGCAGGGGAGAGATCCGTAAGTTTTTTCTTTCCTAAATAACCGTTTATATGATTTTTGATGGTAAATCGATAGTTTTCATAGGTATTGTATTTTAGATTTAGTTTAACGTATTCCTCCATCCAAAAATCAAGGTATTGTTTTACTCGATTATCCGTACCTAAAAAGTATTGTCCTGTTTCGTCAATATCTGATAAAACTTTTCGTAAAGCAGCTTCGGCCTCTGGTCGGGTGTCTCCGCCAACTTTCTCCACTTTTTTTCTTGAGCCATCATCATTGATATCTTCAAAATAATAATACCAACGTTTTCCACGTTTTCTCACACCGCCACGCATAAAATCAGTCCTTTCATATTGCTATGTCATTAGTACGATAATTAAATTTTTTTGGTACATATAGAGAGGGAATAGATGTAAAATCCGTATTTTTAATAGAAGTGTACGAACTTACGTTCTTTTGTGTTTAAAAAGAAAAGCCCGAAGGCTGATCTTTTTATATTCTAATAAATTAATCTTTTAAAGATAATTTTTATTAATTAGGTAAGTTATCGATAGCATATTGTGCTTGCTCGGGCGTATATTTTTCATATACCAATTGGTCATAAAGACCATCTTTAGAAAAAGCAGAATAATCTAAATAGTCTTTAGCAGCTTGAAGTGCATTCTCGTTCCAATCAGCGTTAACATTATCAATAGCATATTGAGCTGCATCAGCGGGGTACTTTTCATATATCAATTGATCATAAAGTCCCTGCTGAGAAAAAGCAGAATAATCTAAATAGTCTTTAGCAGCTTGAAGTGCATTTGAAGATTCAAGCGATACATCGTTAGAAGTTGATGATTCCACTGATGAATCAGAAGAAATGGATGGATTGCTACTTTCTTCTAATGTAACTGATGTAGAAGTTGATGAGTATTGTGATTCGCTTAAACTAGAATATTCAGTATCGGAGATATTTTCCGATGTGGATGACTCGGTTTGGCTTTTAACAGTATTATCATCTCCACTACTTAATGCACCACCAACGATGAATACAACCAGAACCACAAGAATCCAAAACCAAACTCTTTTATAAAAAGGTTTTTTCTCCTTCATTACGTAAGTTTTTCCATCTTCCCCTGTAACTTTTTTCTTCACCATTTTTTCCTCCAAAAATTAAATGATTTACTCCCACTTGATGGCAGGTAGTGATAGTCGCCAAAAATTTAATTTAAATATAAATTTTTATGTATAATAAGAGAGAGGTGATTCTTAATGAAAAATGTAGTTTATTTAGATACTAATGAAGCTGAAATAATAAGAGGTATGGTCTATACAATACTATTCGAGCACGGTTGTGAAGTAAGCTCTCAATATCTTTATTGTCTATATGAATTGTTCTTTAAATTAGATACAGGCGAGGATGATTATAGTAGTCTTACTAGGGACCATTTTGAGATAACTATTTAAAATATTTTGCAATGATATAATCTATACAGCTTCTTAAAATATCACAATCCATCTTTAAAGAGTAAGAATTAGTATGTGCTGTTTGATTTCTAAATCTAGCAGCAATTTTTAATCTATTCTCATCTGTTTTTTCAACGATTTTATTTTTTATTAGTTTATGAATTAATGTTCCTAATTGAGTATTATCTATCTCAACGACTAATTCATGACGTTTAGCTAGTAAAAATAATAATCGTTCAATACATACTCCATATACGCAACCAGATGCTAAAAATAATTTTTGATCGTACACTTCGTTAGCTTCTATAAATTGATAGCTAAATATTTCATCATCTACAAGATGCATTAATTTGGTAAAGTCTTTTAAAATTGACTTTATTTTTATTTGATTTAAGTAGGTATATACATTAGATTTATGGAAATCAGTATCATATTTTTTATTTATAGCATTGACTATAATCGAATCAGAAGTTTCAATTGCCATTGCTCGGTCACTAATATCATCATAATCAACAAAAACTTTAAAATAAAATCCATCTTCATAAGTAGTATTTGATAATAATTTTTTATGTGGAAGACTTGGATATTTATCTTTAATAAAACCTGTAACTTCTAACATACTGTTTATCCTTTCTCATGTTAAATTAAAAATCTATACATGCTTTCAGGAAGCCCGTACAAATTTGTTAATTCCTCAACTTTTCTAGGGTATCGATCGTTGTCTTCTTTATAAAGAGAAACAATGAGATTAGCAGCAAAGCAATTCGCTTCGCTTTCTGATTTGCTTCTGGATGTTCGTGTGGATACATAATAGCTAGATAACCCACGATGAAAGATGGCGTGACCAAGTTCATGAGCACAAATATAAAATCTTTCCTCAGAATCCTTTAATTCATCATTCAGTAGGATGACAGCACGACCTAAAATCTCTTGGAATTGTCCTTTCGGGTTATTCATAAATGGCACGTACTTAATTTGAATGTCCATTTGTTCACAAATGATAAAAGGATTAGCAGAATTATATTTCTGCTTTAATTTACCAGCTAGATTTATTACGTCTCTCTCCATAAAAATCACTTCTCTTTGCTTTTATCTTCTTTTCTAAATTCCCAGAACAAACCAGTTAAAATATCTTTAACACGCTGTCTCTCTTCATCTGTTAAAGTTTCACCGCCATAAGCCATATCTACATTTGATTCAAGTAGTTTATCCAGTTCAATCAAATCTTCCTCATTTGCCCATTCCGGAATTGTATTTACATTAACTGGTGAATTCTCTTCAAAATATGATATTGAAACGCCGAGAGCAGTAGATAATTTTTTTAAGGTTTCAAGTGTTGGATCTTTCCGTTCGCCTTTTTCAAATCTTGATATTTGAGAAGCACTCACTCCAGATTTTAAAGCCAATTGGTTAACGCCTAAGCCTCTAGAGGTTCTCAATTTTTTTAGTTTTTCTCCAAACTCCATGGTAAAACCCCTTTCTTAATATATGATATAGCCCATAGGCAATAAAATCAAAAAAAATTGCATTTTGGCAATAAAAAGTGTTGCCAAAAGACAAATTTAGTATTATATTATTGTCATAAGGCAACGGAGGTGTATTAAATGAAAACTTTGCTTAAGCAAGAAAAGCTCTACTCCTTGATGCAATCAAAAGGAGATGATCCATATTCACTTGCTAAAAGAATGAATGTTGCTCCGTCAACAGTTTATAGAATTTTAAACGGAGATCGCGGAATCGGTGGTGAACTAATTCCGAAATTGCTTAAAGCTTTTGATTTATCTGAAAAAGATTTTGATAAGCTTTTTATTTTTAGTGAAGTATTGCCAAAAAACAACAGACAGGAGATTGCCAAATGACACGCCAAGAAAAAATAAGCATCGTTTTAGATGCAAGACCTCGAATGATCCATATCATCAAATGTGCAAATGATGATCAACTCGATCGTCTAGTTGAAGAAGTTCAAAAAGAGCTTGAACGTGAACTAGATGAAGCAGCTTTTGTTTGATTCTTTAAATTAATAGTATAAAAAAATTGCTCGTATTGATATACGGGCGAATAAGAATATGAGGTGTTTAAACTGTTAAAAAAATCAAGTGTTATTCGAGAATCGTTAGTCGAAGTAATTAATAAGAGTGGTGAGACCAAAAAGGAAATAGCAAGACAAATCAACGTCTCTCAACAGTCATTAAGCGATTGGACAACATTGCTTAATACGAAGCCCGTGACGTTGGAAAATGCTCAGGCGTTAACGGATCATTTTAGAGATTCAGATTTCACTCTTCAAGTGATTCATGAGTTCTTTGGTTTATTTAAATCAATAGATGGTGATGTTTATAGGAGAGATCCTTCATCATTAGACAAGTTGCAAATGATTGAATCAGATGAGCGGAAACAGAAGAAGCAAGAAGTAGAGAAAATTCTTCTTAAACAAGTAAATTACTTAACTGTTGATGATCGTCAACAAATCATTGCATATGCTTATGAATTTTTAGATGAAATCATGGTGGAAGTAACACTAATAAGTGCATTATGCGAAATACTTGGAATCGATATTCGCAAGCTTAGTGAGGAACGGCTGTCGTACTGGGTAGCACAAGGATATATGAAAGGATGATGGAAATGGAAACATTGGAAAATATTTTTCCAAAAAAAGTTGTCTTGAAGCGCAACAATAAAAGAAACATTGAAAAATTAACATACTCAGTTACTGAAGCGGCATTAGCTATAACAACAAATCCTCAAAATGTTAAAGATTTGATTGAGATGGGATACATCGGTTTTTTGAAACTCGGTGAAATTAGAATTCCTAAAACTGAAGTCGCTCGATTTTTAGAGAATCATATGAATGAAGATCTTGCTAGCGAAATTGCTAAATATAGAGAGGAGAGAAAGAAATGAAAACTGTATTTAAAATGACTGTCAAGAGCGCTTTGCTTATGAGTCTAGTAGCAATCGTACTGGCAAGTATTAATCCAGCATATGCACTTATTTATTGGGGGACCTTAGTAACGGTTACTGCTGTAAGAGAAAGTTTCAAAATGCCAACACAAAAAAGACCGACCAGCGACGGCAATCGCTAATCGGCAACATATCAAAATAACTTAACTGTATTTTAGCACGAAAGGAAGGCTAAAACAATGAATGATTTTGGACAAGCGCTCGATCAGTATTTGACGACTCCCGAATGGGGCACGCCACATAAAGAGGAGGAAGACGATGAGTAAATCTACCTTAGAAATGAGCCGTCAAGAATGGCTTGAAGACCGTAAGAAAGGCATCGGAGGTTCGGATGTTGGAACAATTTTAGGATTGAATAAATGGAAATCTCCTTATCAACTATGGCTAGAAAAAACAGGACAAGTAGTACTTGAAGAATCAGGAAGTGAGCGCGCTTATTGGGGTAATGTTTTAGAAGAAGTGGTTGCTAAAGAGTTTCAGGAACGTACAGGCAAAAAAGTACGCAGAAGAAACCAAGTATTTGAACATCCATTACATCCATTTTTAAGAGCAAATATTGATCGTGACGTAGTAGGGGAAAACGCCATTCTTGAATGCAAAACAGCTAACCAATTTCTTGGTAAAGAGTGGGAAGGAGAAGAAGTCCCGCTTAGCTATCTCTGTCAGGTTCAACATTATATGAATGTTTTAAATAAAGATTATTGTTATATCGCTGTGTTGATTGGCGGACAAAGATTCATTTGGAAGCGAATTGCGAGAGATCAAGAACTGATCGACACCATCACCGAACGGTTAGTTGAATTTTGGGAAACTAATGTGATTGCTGGTATAGAGCCAGTCATTGACGGAAGTGAAGCAACTGCTGACTTCTTGAAAGAAAAATATGCAGACATTGAAGAAACCCAAACAACTTTACCATCACATTTTGATGAATTGATTGAACAAAAAAGAGAACTGAAGCGTACTAAGAAAGAAATTGAATCAGCTATTCGCCAAGTAGATAACGAGATCATCAGCGAACTTGGTAAACGTGATGCCAGCATTGGTATCACGCAAAGAAATCTCATCAGTTGGAAGCTAGTGAGCACTAGAAGAATGAACTCGAAGAAACTAGCTGAAAAATATCCGGCTATAGCAAGTGACGAAGAAATTTATACCGTCACCGAATCTAGACGGTTAACAGAAAAGGAGATCAAATAAAATGGGAGAAACCACTGAATTAATTTTAGAAGGTATCTTATGTCAATCCTGCGGAGGCTTCATTGACGGAGAAGAAACTGGATATCCTAGAAATTGTGAATCTTGTGAGGAGGAAAAATAGATGGCCACAAATGAATCGTTAAAAAACCAATTGGCAGAAAAACCACAGAAACAAGTTGCACCAGGACAGTTAGGGCTTAAAGCTCTAATGAATACACCAACAATGAGAAAGAAATTCGAAGAAGTACTTCATGACAATGCTAATGCTTTTATGTCGAATGTTATGACTCTTGTATCTAATGACAGTTATCTTGCAGATAGTGAACCGATGTCTATCATGAGTGGTGCGTTAACTGCTGCAACATTAAATCTTGGGCTAGATAAGAATTTAGGTTATGCATATTTAGTTCCATTCAATAGTAAAAACAAGCAAACAGGAAAATGGGAAAAGAAAGCTCAATTCATGCTTGGCTATAAAGGATATATCCAATTAGCCCAACGATCAGGTAAATACAAAGCATTAAATGTGATTGAAGTTTACGAAGGAGAACTAAAAAGCTGGAACCGACTAACAGAAGAGTTTGAGTTTGATCCAAATGGTAGAACGTCTGATGAAGTCATTGGATATGTTGGCTATTTCGAGTTACTGAATGGATTCAAAAAAACTGTCTATTGGACCAAACAAGAAATCGAAGCTCATCGAATTGCTAACAATAAAGATCGCGACAAAACAAAGTTAAGCGGTGTGTGGGCGTCTGATTACAATGCAATGGCACGAAAAACTGTTCTGAGAAATCTTCTTTCTAAATGGGGGATCTTGTCCATCGAAATGCAAGAAGCCACCACATCGGATGAGAGAGTCCAAAGAGTTCAAGAAGATGGCAGCATTATTGCTGAAACAGAAGTTGAAGAAGATATTCCTGAAAGAAAAGAAGCAGAGGTTATTTCTGAAGAAAAAGAAGATGTACAAACTGGATTATTTGATGCATATAATCCGCCGTTAAACAAATAAAGAGGGAGTTTTCTCCCTCAAATTACTAGAATGAAAGGAGGGACTCAATTGGATTACATCGGACAGCTTAATGCTTTCGACAATTGGCTTGAATATAACGAGCTTGGCGCTGGTCCCCAATTGCTTTGGTACAAGCTTATGGCTATAGCAAACAGAAGTGGATGGCAGAGCGAATTATCGATTGCCAATACAAGGCTACAAGCAATGACTAAAACGTCTGAAAAAACATTGATTAATAATCGAAACCAATTGATCCAAAATGGACTCCTTCAATATAAAAAGAGAGGTCGTACAAAAGCTGGTGTTTATATCCTTTCTGATTTAACTGGAAATTTTACAGTAAAAACTACAGTAGATAATACAGTAGAAAATCCCACTACTGGAAATATTCCAGTAGATAGTAAAGTAAATCCGAAAGTAAATAGGGAAGTAAATCCTTCAGTAGATTCTACAGTAAATCCTTCAGCTTATATAAACAATACAAAACAAAACAAGACAAATAAAGAAGATGATATAGGCGTGTATGAGTTCATCCAAAAAAACTGGGGGAAAGCACCTACTGGACTTTTGCAAGGAGCATTAGGACCGATGATTAAAACTTGGGGAGCAGATATGATTCTCTTTGCTTTTAAATTAGCTTTCGAAAACAACGTTGAGATGCCAGGATTGAAAAAATACGTTGAAGCGATATTAAATTCATGGAGTAATCAAGGAATTAAGACAATGGAATCAGCAGAAAAAGCCCAAGAAGCTTTTAAAAACAAGAAAAAACAAAACTATCTTCCTAAACGTCAAAACAATGTACGGCGTGAAAAGTTGCCTGATTGGGTCAACAAACCTCAAGAAGAAAAGGCACTAGATCCCGATAAAAAAGCAGAATTAGAAGCTCGCTTTGCTGCTTATCAGGCTAAGAAGGAGGCGCTTCTTGAGAATGAATAAATATCGTAATCGAAAAACTATCCATCGAGGTATCAAGTTCGATTCTATCGCAGAAGCAGAGTATTACGATCTAGCCTTGTGGCAAGCTGAAGCGAACGGCTGGAAAGTAAAACTTCAGGAAAGATTTGAGCTGATGCCGAAATTTGAACTAGATGGAAAGAAGTATCGCAAGATTGAGTATATTCCTGACTTCACATTTTATAAAAACGGCAAACTTGTCAAAGTCGTAGATGTTAAAGGGATGCAGACAAAAGACTTTAAAATCAAGGCGAAATTGTTCTGTCATCAATATCAAGTGCCGTTGATTTTAGCTAAAAAATATCGGAATACGTTCAAGGAAGAACGGTTTTAACGAGGTGATCCATCATGACAACAGAAGAAGTGATTCAAATGCGTATTCGAAGCATTCAACGTGAGATTGACGATCTGGAACGAACAAAGGCAGTGATGGTCAATGAAACGGCGAGAAAGGCAATCGATTTGCACATAGAGAATTTAAGAAGGGAAATTCGTAGATTGGAGAGATAGCGATGGTTTGTTTTGTCATTAAACGCAATGGGGAAGTGATTAAAGAAGTCTGTTATGAAAACAAACTTAAACAACCATCAAAACCCAATAAAGAGAACCAGGCGTGGATGAGAAAAGTCAACAAGAAATGACGATCAGAAATCAATAACAATAAATTGTCCGTTTTTTCGGACAAAAAGTAGGAGGGAGTACAGTGAAAAATAAAGTCGCATATCGAATGATGCTAGAGCGCTTGAACAGTCGCGCGTGGGAAGAAAATGACGAGCGAGTAGTCGCAGAAGTTCAGAAAATCGCTAAATTAACAGAGAATAAAGAAAAAACTAGACGAAAACGATCAAGTCGAAAAATCGCAATCTGGCACGATGGCAGAATTCTGGTGACAGGAACAGCTCAAGAACTCTCTGAGGTTATTAACGTGGACAAAAAAACAATTTGGAGCAGAGTTAGACGTGGAAACGTTGATTCTAAAGGTCGTCAATTTAAATACTTGGAGGATAAATAATGGATTTCATTACACAATACAGTGACATCATCCTCAAAAAAATCATGATGAAGATTCAGAAAGACAAAAAATCAAAAGAACGAGCGGAATTAGTTAAGTTGGAAATGGCTGAAACAGGAGCAGGAGTGCGAAGTAGCAGACATTGGAAAGCAGCAGCAAACATTGAATTCTATTACAACGAAATTCAAAAAGGGTTCGATCAGATGCGTGAGCTGGATAAGCAAACAGGTTGGAGTCAGAAACTTCATCAAGATCGTTTCAAGTTTGTAGAAAAGTATAGAGAGATACTAGAGGAATACGAGGAGGAAGCGGAATGAATGTTCAAAATAACATTTTATCTGTTCGATTACACAGATGATTCGTTTAAGAAAGTTTATTTCCATCACTGGAATGATAGCAAGCCAGTTTTTACAAAAAACAAGAAGAGAGCAAAGAAGTATTTTGATGAAAGATCAGCAAACAAAGATATAGCGCAGTTAAGAAAAGTAGAATCACCATCTGCGAAAACATTATCTATAAAATTGGAGGAGAAATAATGAAACTAAAAGACGGATTCTACGCTAGTAGCTACGGCATCGGCGGTTTAATGCTAGATATGCCGACAAAGAACCCTAAAACACGTAAGAAACCAAAATTCAAAGTCGGTGACATGGTTCGCTGCGAAGCAGAAGGGTTCATCTATCCGTTTCGTGGATATGTAGAGCATCTCTATAATCACTCAGCAATCATTCATATTGAAAACACGATGGAATGTGACAAGTGGTTAGCGAAAAGCAAAGAGAATTTAGCTGTAGCGAGATTGGTGGATATTGAACTAATCAATGACAAATAAAAAAGCCGGATCGCTCCGACTGTTCTAATAAATTCGACAAGTTTATTATATCACATAAAGGAGCGGTTTGACTTGATGCAATTGTTACGAGAGGTAGATTTCAAACAGACAAGATGTAATGCGAGAGATGTGCTGAAGAACTTTCGGCGTTTGGAGCGGATGGCAGGTCGCTCTTTGATAGATATTAAGTCGCCGATTATTACGGATATGCCGAAGGCACCTAAGCACGGCAATAAAACGGAAGACGCGATCATTCAGATGATGGATATAGAAGCAGAAAGAGATGCGATTTTAGCAGCCTTGATGGCTCTTAGTCTGATTAGTCGTCAGATACTCTACTACAGCTTCTGTGTGCCAGATAGCTTCTCAAACTACAGGATTAGCCGTGAAGTGGGTTATTCAGAAAGAAGCATACAACGAATGAAGTCAGAAGCTCTGATAGAGTTTGCAGAAGCGTATAAACATGGGAAAATAATTGCTTATAAATAATTTGGCGGTTTTTTGGCGGAATGATGGCGGTTTTTAGCCATTTATCAGTGATATTATGATAGTGTCGAAAGATTAGGAAACAGGACTTCGGCAAAATAAAATGTAAGGGAGGAAATCTCCCTCATCGTTTAATTAAGCTTCGATAGACAGCAGCAAATAAACTAAAGGATGTGGGGGTCAGCTCCTACAGTTAGTTCATGTGTTGCTGTCTATTAATTGCAACTCTTTCGGTTTTATTGAGTATTTACTCAACTTAAAAAAACTGTTGTTTGTAGATGTAAGCTATGCCTATTTATACATAGTAAAAAATGATATAATAAAATATTACGAAAGGGGTGAGAGTGCATGGAAGACAAAATGTATTTAAGACAAAATGTTTTCACAAAAAAAGATATTGAAAATCAAATTAATGGATTTATACAGAAATTAGAAAATGCAAATTCTTATTTGATAAATAAGGAACTAAATAAAGCTTATGACCAGTGGAAAGAAGTATATGATGAGTTGAAATTGATTCAAAATGAAACAAAATTAGTACGAACGGAGAAAAAGAATGAAAATAGTTTCTTTTTTGATGGATATGCTATATTGATGTTGGAAACTGTAGCAAAACAAAATATAAAAGCTCCCAAAAAAGAACTATCTGACAATATTGATAACGCATTAGCCGAGTTAAGGTATTACGTTATGCAAATAAAAGATGTTAGGATCACTCGTTGAGTGGTCTTTTTATTTTACATAAAGGAGGTAACAACAATTTATAGACCATAATACTTAGAACAGAAGTATGAAGTAATCACTGTGCAAAATGGCAACGGTGAGATAGTACGAAAGTATAGAAGACCAATAAAGAGCGATACATATAAACGAAAGGAAAACAATGGAGTTATTCCTTTTCGCAGAAGGAGAAAAGTCAAATGAGAAACTACTGGTATGTATCACTAACAAATAAATACCCGCATCCAAATAATGATGATTCAGTGAGGGTTGTACAATCAGTCCAGATTAAAAAGAAATACTCCATTGTTGAAATGACCAGGGAAGCTACGCCAAAAGAGATTGATAAATGCAAACTTGTTTATTGTGGTCATGGTTTCTTTGATGAATCAAACATTCAAAATAATATTAACAAGAATTTGAGGGGTTAGAATGCAAATCGAAATAATGAAGTTGGCAGATTTGAAACCTGCTGATTATAATCCGAGAATCGAGCTTATTCCAGGAATGTATGAATACGAAAAATTAAAACAATCTATTTTAGAATTCGGCTTTATAGATCCGCCTATTTTTAATAAGCAAACTGGTAATTTAGTCGGTGGCCATCAGCGCGTTGCTGTGGCTAAAGATTTGGGTCTGTGCGAAGAGATAGAGGTATCAGTGGTAGATTTACCCCTTGATAAGGAAAAAGCTCTTAATGTGGCTCTCAATAAGATTTCTGGTCAATGGGATGATGACAAACTGGCTTTGTTATTAAAAGAGTTAGATGCTGATGTTCTTGATTTATCTGGCTTTGTTGAAGAAGAGATACAAGACGTCATCGAACAATATGATATGAAATTGGATATGGAAAACGAAGCAATAGATGATGAATTTGAAATTGAGCTTCCGGAGAAACCTAAAGCAACATTAAGAGATATTTACCAGCTAGGTAATCATCGATTAATGTGTGGTGATAGCACAAATAAAGAGCATCTCAAATTATTGATGAATGGAGAGAAAGCAGATCTTCTCATTACTGACCCGCCATATAATGTAAATTACGAAGGGAAAACAGAAGATTCGTTAAAAATTCAAAACGATAATAAATCTTCTAGTGAATTTTATGAGTTTTTAAAAAGTGCCTTTGATTCAGTTGCGGATTATCTGAGAGAGGGGGCTTCTTTTTATGTATGGTATGCATCATCAGAAGTTGTGAATTTTGTTAGTTCGCTAGTAGATGCTAACTTCTTAGTAAAACAAGAATTAATATGGTTCAAAAATTCTCTCGTATTAGGTCGCCAAGACTACCAATGGCAGCATGAACCTTGTTTATATGGTTGGAAAAACGATGGTAGCCATATGTGGTATGGAGATCGGAAACAAACAACGATTCTTGAGTTCGATAAGCCTTTAGCGAATAAGGAACATCCTACTATGAAGCCTATCCCTTTATTTGATTACCAAATTAAAAATAGTTCGAAAAAAGGCGATAAAATTTTGGATATATTTGGTGGAAGTGGAACCACAATGATTGCCTGTGAACATAATGACCGATGTGCATATATCATGGAATTAGATCCACGATATGTCGATGTAATCATTAATCGATGGGAAGAATTGACAGGTAAAAAAGCAGTAAAATTAAATTAAAAGAAGCCGAGTGCGCTAACACTCGACTACTTCAACGAGAACGTAAGTCCCCGAAGACACAGAAACCACACGCGCGTGCTTTCTAGACAGTTCTGTGTCTTTTAGCATCATAACAGATGTAGAGGTGCTTGCACAATGGAAAATGAAAACTTTGATTTAGATTACGAGATAGAAAAAGCTATGGAGAAAGCAGAATCAATCGAAGAATATAAGAAAATTATTCGAGTAGCTTTGGGGAAATGGCTTAAAAATCTCCAGTCAGGACAAATCAAGTTAGATAAAGTTTCCGATTTAAAGATATTGATTGAAGCTGATCTTATGTTGAAAGATATTGATAATGATTAACAGATTTTATGAAACTCCTGATATAATTAATTTAAAAATTATGAGGAGTGTTTTTTTATGAGTGATGGTATTTTAGGTTTAATTGGGGTGTTTGTTTCCTTAGCAGGTACTATTGGAATATCAATATATAACCAAAAAAAATAAAAGAGCAAAATTCTGAAAATGAAGAAACTCAGCGGATCATCCTAACAAGTCAAAAAGACTTTGAAGTTCAAATGTTAGTTAGGCAGCAAGAGTTTCAAGAAAAACTAACACAAAAACAAATAGATGCTAATTTAAAAGCAAAAGCAAGAATAGAGTGGATAAACGGAGTCAGACAAAAATCATCAGAGTTTATTTCTCTATTGCTCTCTTTACAAAAAGATGAAGTAGTATTCCAAGAACAATGGCTAAAGGTAGAAGAGGTGTCCGAATTACTAAAACTTTTTTTTAATACAAGCGAAAAAAAACAAATTGAAACTGAAATATATGTAAAAAATAATAAAATAATATTGGGAAATGAAGGTAAAAGAGTATTATATAATGAGAATGATAACAAAAATAAACACATTTATATTAGACGCTATATAAAATGTTTAATCGAGTTATATCAAAGTGGAAGTTACCAGCATATTTTAAAATCAAGAAAAGATGTATTTAAGGTTTTTAAAAATAGTTCATTAAAAGAAGCGGATTATATTTTTAATAAAGGTATAGACTCCGAGGAAAAAGCTAAACAGAAATTAGATGAATCTGATTTAGCTGATTATTTGTCCAACAAAATCAATTTGGAAAGTAATGAACAACTTTACGTAGATTTAACTAAAAGATTGATAAATTATCATGAAGCGATTGATAATTTCTCTGAAATTATTGGAATATATTTAAAAATAGAATGGGATAAAGCTAAAGAAGGAAAATAGAAAACAAAACTCAACTTAAAATGAATGTGAGGTGGTGTATATTGAATGGCAAGAAAACGTGATCCAAGACGTGATGAAGCCAAAAGAATCTGGTTAGAATTCAACGGAGAAAAGCAATTAAAGGATATTGCAGCTGAGCTAAATGTTTCAGATTCTCAAATTAGAAAATGGAAATCGCAAGACAAGTGGAGCGCTGAATTGAAAAGTAACGTTACCAATGACAAAAGTAACGTTACCAATCAAGGTGGCGCTCCTATTGGTAACCAAAATGCTAAAGGTAACAAAGGAAATAGCCGAGCCTCTCCGCCAGTAGGTAATAAAAATGCTCTAAAAACAGGTGAGTATGAAACAATATTTTTTGAGACATTAAGTGATGAAGAGAAGGACATCTATTCTAGTTTGAATGATGATCCTTCTTTTGCTTTATCTGAAGAAATACGGCTACTTAAGATAAGGCAACTTCGAATGATGAAAAGGATTCAACAAGCCGAAGCTGGTTTAAATGATGAAGAAGTCGAACGTCTCCAGCAACTGCGCAATATTAAAACACCACTTGATGTTGGTGGTAAAAAGCTTGAGATTAAGCGTGAAGTGATGCAAGATGTTCAAATCACTAGAAAAACACGTAGGAAGATAGATGATATTTTATCTATTGAAGATTCATTGACACGCATCAGCAATCAGTTGTCACGAGCTATCAAGCAGTTATCAGAATTAAGCGTACAGGGCAAGCGTGCTGCTTTAATGACAGCCCAAGCTGAAAAGCTAAATGCTGAAATACGAGAATTAAACGGTGGCGAGGATGAGCCTGAATCAACGGTTATCATCGATGACATTCCGTTAGTTGAAAGCGAGGTTGGTTCAAATGGCATTAATGGTCAAGAAACAGACTCAAATTAAAACTACGGACTTGATTAACCCGCATTTTTATAAAGTTTGGCATGCAAAGTGTCCTTATATTTTAATGAAAGGCGGACGTGGTTCTTTTAAATCATCTGTTATCAGTCTGAAATTAGCAACAGAAATGAAGAAACATACGCAAGCTAAGCATAAAGTAAATGTTGTCTGCATGATGAGTCAGCATAAGTATTTAAGAGATGCTGTCTATGAACAAATCAAGTGGGCACTTACTATGTTAGGGATATCGAAGGAATATCAATTCCGTACTTCTCCTTTGCGAATTATCCATAAACGTACTGGATCTAAGTTTTATTTTTATGGTGTTGATGATCCTTTAAAGCTCAAATCCAATGCTATTGGTGATGTGATTGCTTTATGGTATGAAGAAGCTGCAAACTTTGAGAGCGAAGAAGTGTTCGACCAAACAAACGCTACTTTTATCCGTCAACGGTCCCAATGGGTGGATCAAGTACAAGTTTATTATTCCTGGAACCCACCGAAGAATCCATATGATTGGGTTAATGAATGGGTAGAGAAATGCATACGCCTAGATGATCATTTAGTGGACCACTCGACTTATAAAGATGATGAGTTAGGTTTTACGGATCCGCAACAATTAAAGCTGATAGAAACGTATAGAGAAAATGATGAAGATTACTATCGATGGCTTTATTTAGGCGAAGTGATTGGTCTGGGTACGCTCATCTATAACATGGATCATTTCCATCCGCTTGATGAGTTACCAGATGATGATTACATCGTTCAGATTTGCTTTTCAATCGATAGTGGACACCAAATATCAGCGACTACCTGTGGTTGCTACGCTATTACCAAAAAGAAAAATGTCATTTTATTAGATACTTATTATTATTCTCCTGAAGGAAAAGTAAATAAGAAGGCACCTGATGAACTTTCTAAAGATTTGCATGATTTTATTGAGCGATGCCAAACAAAATACAATAAGTATGCCTACAAAATCACTATTGATTCGGCGGAAGGCGCTCTAAAAAATCAATACTATAAAGATTACAATGAGAGGTTTCATGCAGTAGCAAAAGCTAAAAAAGTGGATATGATCGATTATGTACAGAACCTCCTTGCACAAGGTAGGTTTTTTTATTTGGATACAGAAGCAAACAAAATATTTATTAAAGAGCATTGTGATTATCGATGGGATGAAGATACTTTACAGTCAGATGATCCAAAAGTTATCAAAGTTGGTGACCATACATGTGACCAGTTCCAATATTTTGTAAAAGATAATCTAAGTGATTTAGGACTGAAATGGTAGGTGAGAAAATGAGTATGATCCAGCGCATCAAAAACTTTTTTAAGAAAGGAGTGAAACGAATAGATATGAATTTGAATGGCAGAGAACTTGGTAAAATCACAGACCATCCTAAAGTTGATATTGATCCATATGAGTATGAGAGAATCGCTGAAAATTTTCGTTATTATGCGAATAATTTCCCAGAAATTAAATATATAACCTCTTTTGGTAAAGAAAATAAACGTCCATTTAATCCGCTGAATGTAACCAAGACTGCAGCAAGAAGATTAGCGAGTATCATTTTTAATGAGAAATGCAAGATTGCTTTAAGGAAACCTGACGATGAAGAATCAGACAGTTTAAAAGAAGCAAATACGTTCTTGGCGAAAACACTGTATAACAATAATTTTTATAATCTTCTTGAACTGAATCTTGAAAAAGGAATTGCTTCTGGTGGATTTGCTATGCGTCCTTATATCGATGGGGATAAAATCAAAATCTCTTGGATTAGAGCAGATCAGTTTTATCCTTTGCGTTCTAACACAAATGAAATCAGCGAATGTGCAATTGCTACTAGGTCAGTTCAAACAGAAAATGATACAAATTATTACTACACGTTATTAGAATTCCATGAGTGGGTAGATGGGAAGTACATTATTTCTAATGAGCTTTATAAGTCAGAATTGGAAAGTTCTGTCGGTAAACAAGTACCATTAGAAATTTTATATCCTGATTTAGCAGAGGAAGTCACCTTAGAAGGATTGAGACGTCCTCTTTTTGTTTACTTCAGGACACCTGGTGCAAACAACAAATCTCTAGAAAGCCCGTTAGGTGTTGGAATCGTTGATAATGCAAAAGAAATATTAGATACCATCAACAACACTCATGACCAATTCGCTTGGGAAATTCAAATGGGGCAAAGGCGTGTTGTAGTTCCTGCTGAGTTTCTCAAAACGGATGAAGCCCATCCGCCAATGTTTGATAGTGATCAAAATGTATTTGTAGGGATGTATGGGGCAGAAAGTGCTGGAATAAAAGATATTACTACGGCAATACGAACAGTTCAGTATAAAGATGCCATCGATCATTGGATCAAAGAGTTCGAGGTGCAAGTAGGGCTGTCGGTTGGTTCAATGAGCTACGCTGATGATGGTTTAAAAACAGCAACTGAAATCGTCTCTAATAACTCAATGACGTATCAAACACGCTCTAGTTATTTGACAATGGTTGAAAAAGCTATTAATGAATTAGTCCATTCGATTTTTGAATTGGCAGGTTATGCAGAACTTAATTCAACTGGAAAACCATTGTTTGAATTAAATTACGATGATTATAAAGTTGATATCAGTTTTGAAGATGGTATTTTTGTCAATCAAGATAAACAACAAGAAGATGATTTAAAAGCTGTGGTTGCTGGCGTGATGCCAAAGAAACAGTTTCTTATCCGTAATTACAATCTAAGTGATCAGGAATTAAAAGAATGGTTGGATGACTTGAAAGAGGAAATACCTTCCCAAGATGCAGGAACAGATGAACGAAATGCACAAGCTGCTATGTATGATGTAGGTGATTGAGTTGATTACTCCAGATAATATGCAAAACCAAGCGGATGCTATCACGAACATTTATTCAGAATTAGAAGATCGTATCTTTGATTTAATCATCAAAATGATGTTAAAGAAAGACCTTACCAAAGTGAATAAAGAAAACGTGATGTTATGGCAGATACAGCAATTAAACTATATGGGCGTTTTGAACAAAAAGGTCATTAATCTACTGGCTTCCTACACGAACTCTACTCAAGGTCAAATAGAAAAGCTTATCAAAGATAATGGCATTCAAATTATCAATGAGATTGATCAGGAACTGGAAAGAATGGTCCAAAAAAGCGTACCGGTATCTGATGATGTCAATCAGATGTTGGACTCTTTCTTACATCAAACATTCTTAGACTTGAATAATAATATTAATCAGAAGCTTATCACTACGAATTACAGCCAGAACTCAGCTATGAGAGCTTATCAGGCAATTCTTAAACAATCTACCCTAGAAACCTTAACAGGTCTCAAAACGCATGAACAAGCCGTAAGAGATAACGTCTATAAAATGGTGGATGAAGGAATTAAATCAGGATTCAAGGACAAGGCGGGACGTGAATGGACTCTTGAAGCATACTCAAGAACGGTAATTGAAAGCACAACGCATCGAACATTTAACGATTTACGTCTGAAAAGAATGCAAGATTTTGATTGTGTAACTGCTCTAATGAGTAGCCATCCATCAGCTAGAAAAGCCTGTGCCGATATTCAAGGTAGATGGGTTCTCACAGTTCCTAAGTCCAAAGCACCACCTGAATTTCAGCATTTACCGTCCATTTATGATCATGGTTATGGTGAACCTTGGGGAACTCAAGGAACAAACTGTAAACATATTCTTTATCCTGGTAGACCAGATGTTAATTCAAATAATCAGCCACAATATGATCCAGAAGAAGTGCAAAGAAATGCTGAGATCCAGCAGAAACAAAGAAGATTAGAGCGTGACATTCGCTATCAAAAGAAGCGTTTGTCTGCTGCAGAATCTTTAGGTGATGAAGTCACGCAGAAAAGATGCAAAGACATGATCCGTTTTAAACAAGGGAAGATTAGAGAATTAGTGAAAGAACATGATTTCCTTATGCGGGATTATAGCAGAGAACAGATTCAATCTTAATTTTTTGCCCTGAACATGGCGTTAAAAGGTTTATTTTTTATACTCTCGTGGTCGTTGCCACGTTAAATATTCGAAGGAGGACCAAATGAAAAGAGAACAATTAAAGGAACTAGGCTTATCTGATGAACAAATTGGCTCAGTCATGGCGCTACATGGAGCAACTGTTAATGAATTGAGTAGTAATGTTGCAGCTGCAGAGCAACAAGTAAATCAATACAAAGAACAGTTAGATGCCAATCAAACAGAATTAGATAGCCTGAAAAAAGCAGCAGAAGGGAATGAAGAACTAACCACTCAATTATCAGACCTTCAAGAAAAATACGATCAAGCAAAAGCTGATTCAGAAAGTAAGATTGCCGAAATTAAAAAAACATCCGCAATCGAACTAGCTCTTACTCAAGCAGGGGCTCGTAATATCAAGGCTGCCAAAGCTTTACTTGATAGTGAAAAGCTAGAATTAACAGATGAAGGAATCAAAGGGTTAGACGAACAATTAAATACATTGAAGGAAAGTGACGGATATCTCTTTGAAGGAGAAACAACACCGCCACAAAATCCCGAACAGAAAAAAGCAACGTTTCAAGGCAATCCATCAAATGCTGTCCCTCCTAATGATGAAACAGCGCAAATGATTGCTGCAATGACAAGCGACCTAGTTAAATAAAAGAAAGAAGGAAATTAAAATGCATAAAAATATTTTATCGATGAATCTGCAAATGTTTGCTGATAATGCAACTTTAAACTATGCAGAATCTTACCAACAAGCGCTACAAAAACGTTATTCAGAAAATGGGATTTTATATTCTCAAAAGCTTTGGAATTCCCCATCAAATAACCTGATCAAATGGGCAGGTGCAAAAACTGTTAAGCTTCCTAAACTATTAATTAAAAATGGACGGAAAGATCGAACACGCCGTTCGATTACAGGGGCTAGTGCCAACTACGAAAATCAATGGGAAACTTATGAATTAACAAATGAACGTTACTGGGATACATTGGTAGACCCTTCAGATATTGATGAAACGAACTATGTAACATCTATTGCTAATATCACCAAAGCTTATAATGATCTTGAAAAAATTCCTGAAAAAGACAAACAAATGTTTTCTTCTCTTTACACTTTGAAGAAAGCAAAAGATGGCGGTAAGGGAATCGTAGAACTGGAATTGACAACTGAAAATATTTTGACTCAATTTGATAAGATGATGACCGATATGGATGAAGCCGCAGTTCCAGCTGTTGGACGTTCTTTATATGTGACTCCAACTGTCAGCACTATTCTAAAAAATGCGCAAGGGTTACAACGTACGTTATCAGTACAAAATAATAACGGTGTGATTGATAGAGCAGTAAAACGTTTAGATGAAGTAACGATTGAACCAGCTGTTCCTTCTGCTTACATGAAAACTCTATACGATTTTACTACTGGTGCTGTTGCTGATCCAACTGCACAAACAATCCAAATGATGTTGATTCATATCCCTTGTATGTGTGCACCAGAAAAATACAGCTTTGTTGGTCTAGATAAACCATCTGCCTCAACTGCAGGTAACTACTTGTATTATGAACAATCATATGACGATGTCATTTTGTTTGAAACAAAAACGGATGGAGTATCATTTGTCGTAACACCATCTGCACCCTAATGCGCCCCAAAATCCAACAGGTAAATTTAATGGAGATGGATCAGTATCTGTCTCCTTTGATCCTGTGGAAGGGGCAAAATCATATGTTATCCATTACGCAAACGCTAATGAATCAGATCCACATAAAGCCAAAATGATGGGTTACAGTGAAAATAATAGTTGGACTTTGGCTGCAGAAAATGTTCCATCTTTAGTTGAAGGGGACAAGTTTTATTTATACGTACAAACCTTTAATGAACTAGGAGAAGGCTCAAATGAAATAGAAAAAGCTGAATTTTTAAATGAAAACAAACTTGGATCAGCTTGGAGTGAGCCGATTATTTTAACCAAGGGAGGATCTAATTAATGAAAGCTAAAAAAGCAAATCGAGTCGTTGAAGTTCTTACTGATACGGACAAAGAATTTTATAAAGCTCAAGGCTACGATATTGTAGAACTTGACGCATCAGGTAAAAAATATAATCTTGTAGAAGCGGCAACAGGTGGAAAAACTTACACAGTGGTTCAATACAACGCACTGCTTGATGAAAATAAGGCGTTGAAGAAAGAAATTCAGGAACTGAAACAACAACTTCAGCAATTAGAAAACAAAGAAGAACCAGATCGGGAAACTTTGAAAAAAGAATTAGCTGACTTAGGCGTTGAGTTTGCGCCTAACACATCGACTGCTAAACTTGTTGATTTGTTGAATGAAGCTAAAGGCTAAAACTATGAGTTATTTAACGTACGAAGAGTATGAAAAACTAGGTTTTAGTAAAATTCCTGATCAAAAAACTTTCGATGAATTAGAACCTTATGCTGAACGTCAGATTAATCGTTTGACTGCTGATTTCTACTTGAAAAATGACTTAATTCAAGATTCAAATGAATACAGGGTACAAAAATTTAAATTGGCAATGGCCACCCAAGTGGAATATCTGTTTTTAAATGGTGGGAAAACAACCTTACAAGAAATGCTTAGTGGTACACCAACTAGTGTCAGCATTGGAAGAATGCGAATTGAAGGTGCCAGTGTTGGTTCAGCCACATATGGTAGAACAATGGTTTCATCAGAAGCCTATGCAGAATTAATTTATACAGGACTTCTTTATCGAGGAGTGAATTACAAATGATTCCACAGATGCCAAAAGATTATTGTAATCAGTCCATCATTTTCAGACGAAAAAAAGGAATTGATAAATGGCAAAAGCCGATATTTGATGCTGAGGTTACAATTGAAAATATGATTTTTCAACCTCAAACGATTTATAGTGGTTCAAATAATAATAGAAAAGTGGTAGCTAATGCTATCGCTTTTTTATTTGCTGGAGTATCCACTCCATTTCCTGAAATCACAAAGGAACATGTAGGATCAGAAATCATATTTGAAGGTACAGCCTATACTTTGGTGACTATAGTAGATAATCGAAATCCTTTCAGCAACGAAGTTTATTCGTATGAATTGGAGGTTTTATAATGCTGCATATCAAAGTAGAAAAAAACGGTATAAATAGAAAACTGTCTGTTATGAACATACAAAAAGCTACTTTTTTTATGACTAATCAGATGCACATGGATATGAACTTGTATGCTCCAAAACGCCAAGGCCACCTTCGCAGTGATTCTTATGCACGGGAGAACCATATCGTTTATACAGTTCCTTATGCCAAGGCTCAATTCAGAGGCTTGATAGTGACGAAGTCAGGAAAAATTGAGCGAATTAAAAATTACACAACTCCTGGTACAGGAAGAAGATGGGATTTGCGCGCAAAATCTAAGCATATCAATGCATGGCGAAAAGCTTTCGTTGAAGGAGGGAAACTTTGATGGATCTCTTAGAAAGATTAGCTGATTCGATTGATTCAGTAGAAGGAATGCCAATGCCTTGTGTAATTGGATTTCTAGATGGAGAAGACACCCTTTGTATTTATTCTCTTCCAGGAAGTAGAACAATAGAAGAATATTTTGATGGTACAAAAGAAAGAGAAATGCTTTTTGAAGTGGGATTTAATACAAAAGATCAAGAAAAAGCAAATCATACTTTGTGGCTCATTTCTAATTATTTAGATGAGCTACCATCCTTAGAATCCAGCAATGAAAGTTTTAAATTTATTAGTTCAGAAATAAGTGATACTCCTTTTGCAAGTGAACAAGATAATGAGGGGCTATCTACTTATTTGTTAGATATAAAAATAAACGTGCATCAATTCAAATAATAGGAGGAAACATAATGAAAAATATGTCAAAAACAAATCAACAGCAATTTATGAAAATGCAGTTGCAATTTTTTGCAGGAGAAACAGGCAACAATACACACAAGGAATTTCTATTGAATTTTAAAAATAAAGTAGAAATTGACGTTTTAGGTCACACAAGTTTGGATGAAATTCAACAAGCAAACTTCGCTGTACTTGCAGCTGGAATCAGTACTATTACACCTGCAGCGGCAGATACCACTGACGCAACAGCTTATTATGATGGCGAAGGTTTCACTGATTCAAGCGTGACAGGTAAAAATATTACTTTTGCTTTATCAGGACACCGAGTGTTCGGAGATCCTGCACAAGATTATGTGGCAAAACATTTCTTGTCCATTGGCGATGAATTACGTACGCTTGCACGTTGGACAGATGCAAAAGGTAATAAAGTTCAATCTGTTGTTACTATGACAGCAATCGTTCCATTTGGGGGTGCTGCAAATGCAAAACAAACATTTAGCTTCACATTAGCATTCAACGGAAAGCCGGTCTTAGAAGAAGCGGGGGAGTAATTATCCCCACAAGCGTAACGCTTAATAAAACAATGTTATCGCTTGTTGCTGGGGCAAATGAAACTCTTACAGCTACCGTTTTACCAGCAAATGCTACGAATAAAAATGTGACATGGTCATCTAGCGATTCAACCATAGCTACGGTTGATACCAATGGGAAGGTTGTGACTGTTAAAGCCGGAACTACGGAAATTACAGTTAACACAGTAGATGGTAATAAGAGTGCTAAATGTACTTTAACAGTAACTGAATCATAAAATTAGACAGATTAGAGCAGGTTAAACCCCATTATGGATACCTGCTCTTTTAATTTGGAGGAAAAAATAATGGCTATCAATAATGTAATTGATTTAGATGCAAAATTATCACTAACTAAATCCGTAAAAATTGCAGGCAAAGTATATGAAATCACTATTTCTGATGAGGTTGATCAAGCTTTGATGGATTTAACTAGTGTAGATGTCCCATCGCAATTAGAACACCTGACAGAAAAAGCAGAGAAATTGGAAGATTTAGAAGATAAATCAACTGATAAATATAAAGAGTTTATTCGCCTAGAAGTTGCTAAATTGAAAGATCGCTCAATCGCTGCACTAGATAAAGTGTTGGGAGAAGGAGAAGGAACCCGTGTATATAAGAGTTACGGAAATAGTACAAAAGCATTATTAACTGTCATCGGTTTATTGCAAAAAGAGTTGGGTGAATTGATGATTGAACGTAAAAAAACCGCTGATAACTATTACAAAAACAAACATAAAAAGAAGTGATATAGGTGTTTGATTTGGTTGAGGATTTAGAAAATACACTAATCATTGAAGGAGAAGAATATAAATTTGACCTTTCCTTTGATGTGGTGATTAGATTCTATGAATTGCTAGAAGATAAAAATTTAAAATCATTTGAAAAAATTAATAAAGCTTTTGATTTGTTTTATTTTGATGCTAAAGCTCCCATTAGTGATTTTACTTTCGAACAGAAGCAAGCAGCAATCGAAGAAATAAGTAATTATATACAAAAATGTCCATACGGAAATAACAATAATGATCAGGAATCCGGAGATACTGTGCCGGAAAAACTTTATTCTTATTCTCAAGATGCTGGAGCGATCTATTCTTCATTTTTAGCAGATTACGGCATCGATTTATTAAGAGAAAAAGGAAGAATGCACTTCATCACGTTCAAAACTCTTTTATTTGGATTAAGCGAAAATACTCATTTTCAACGAATTTTATCTATTCGTTCTAGAAGTATTAATGGACTAGAAGGCGAGGCACTTACTAGCCTACTAGAATTGCAAGAGTACTATGCCCTTGATTCAGAAAAAACTGTAAATAATCTAGATGATCAACTTGGCAGTATGTTTGAAATGCTAGCTGCTCAAGCAAAAAAATAGAGAGGAGGTAATTAAAGAATGTCTGCAGATGCGACGATAAATATTGATGTCATGCTCTCTAACTTACCAAAATTTAAAACGGATGTTAGTTTTATCGATGAAATACTATCTAAATTAGGTGCAAATACCGGTAAACAAATGGATGAATCGTTTGCTTTAGAAGCAAAATCAGTCCAAGAACACGCAAATGCTACTAAGAAAAAAATAGATGATACTTTAGGAAAAACAACGAAAGTAAAACTTACGGCAGATAATACTGATGTCAAAGAAAAATCAGGGGAAGCTAAAAATCAAGTATCGAAGATTCCAGATAAAAAAAGCACAACATTCACAGCAGATGCTGTACAAGCTAAAACAGAGACCAGAGAACTAGGAGAAACTGCAGAAAAAACTGAATCAAAATTTGTAAGTTTAAAAGATAAACTTACTATTGGAGCAGTAGCGGGTGCGACTTCTCAAGCAGTTCAAGTTATTACAGGAAGCTTTACAGATTTAGTAGGAGAAGGTTTAGCAGCTTCTGATTCAATGGATAAATTCCGCTCTACTATGAAGCTCGGTAATTTTGGGGAAGAAGAAATTGATAAAGCAGCAAAAGCAGTAAAAAAATATGCGGATGATACAGTTTATGATCTATCAGATGTTTCGAATACCACAGCACAGTTAGCAGCTAACGGCATTAAAAATTACACTGAATTGACTCAGGCAGCCGGAAACTTAAATGCTCAAGCCGGTGGTAATGCTGAAACGTTCAAATCTGTAGCAATGGTCATGACACAAACGGCAGGAGCGGGAAAATTAACAACAGAAAACTGGAATCAGTTGGCTGATGCCATTCCGGGCGCTTCTGGCGTACTTCAAGAAGCAATGAAGAAAAACGGTGCTTTTACTGGGAACTTCCGTGAAGCAATGGAAAAAGGCGAAATATCTGCTGATGAATTCAATACAGCCATTACTGAATTAGGTATGAATGATGGTGCTATCGAAGCTGCTAAATCCACCTCAACTTTTGAGGGTGCAGTTGGTAATTTACGAGCCAATGTTGTTTCTGGAATTATGGACATTATTGATCATTTAGGAAAAGATAACTTGACTGGCATGGTCAATAAGGCTTCTGATGCAGTGGTAGGTGTATTTCAACACATTGCAGATGTCTTTTTATATTTTCAAAAACATGAGGATACTCTTACGAATATTTCCAATAATGTAAAAAAAATAGTTGGAGCCTTGTTCTCAGGGGCATGGGAAGAAGGTAAAGATTTACTTTTTGATATCGCTGATCTTTTTGGATTGGTTGATGATAAATCTAAAGCATTAAAAGATCCACTAGGCACTATAAATGAAATCATAGGAAAAATAGCAAAACATAAAGATGAAATAAAGCTCTTTGGCGAAGCACTGGTTATAATGTTTGCTGTTAAAAAAGGCTATGAATTCATTAAAATGTTAAAAGAAGCAAAAAAAACATTAAAGGAAATGACTGCTATTGAAACAATTACTGATTTTTTAGGCGGTGGAGGGTTCTCGTTTGGCAAAAAGGCAAGTACTAAAAATATAGGAAATGTGGGTGCTGAAATTGCTGAAACAATCTTACCAAAAGGTGGTAAAGGAGTCGCTACTATTGCTGATGATGCACTAGAGTCTGTTTCTAAACTAGGTGGGTTAGCAAAACTAAGTAAAGGAGTAAGCAAAGTGCTACCTTTTTCTGGGGTACTTGCCAGTGCAACTGAACTGTTGGGTAAAGGATCAGCTTCTTCAAAACTAGGGGCTTTTGGTGGTTCTTTAGGCGGAAGTGCGGCA